GCTTTTCCACCTTATCGGGGGCTTTGCTAAATCCGCTACATCCCTCATGCGACAACTCGTCGATGCAGGAACACTCAGCAACTTGCCCGGTGGACTCAAGACACGTGGCCTGCGAATCAAGGGCGACGACACTCCCATCGCACCGGGTGAATTCCGAGACGTAGATGTAGGCTCTGGCACGATACGCGACAACATCTTGCCGCTTCCATACAAAGAGCCAAGTCAGACGTTGTACACACTGCTTCAAAACATTGTGGAAGAAGGCCGCAGGTTTGCCGCTACCGCTGATATGAAGGTGTCTGACATGAGTGGCAACGCTCCTGTCGGTACAACACTGGCACTGTTAGAAAGACAACTCAAGGTGATGACGGCTGTTCAGGCTCGTGTGCACTTTGCATTGAAGCAAGAGTTGGGTCTGCTGAAAAACATCATCCGTGATTATTCAGACACTGACTACTTGTATGAGCCAGAAGGTACAAAAGGCCCCCGTGCCAAGCAGTCTGACTACCAGCATGTAGATGTAATTCCTGTGTCTGATCCCAACGCCGCGACCATGAGTCAACGTGTTGTGCAGTATCAAGCTGTGATTCAGATGGCGCAGATGGCGCCGGACATCTATGACTTACCACAACTGCACCGCAGTATGTTGGAGGTGTTAGGTATTAAAAACGCGGCTAAGTTGGTGCCGTTGGAAGAAGACCAGAAGCCCACAGACCCCGTGTCTGAGAATCAGAATGTGCTCAAGGGTAAACCTCTCAAAGCGTTCATGTACCAAGATCATCAGTCGCATATCCAAGTGCACATGCTGTTGTTGCAAGACCCACTGATTCAGCAGTTCATTGGTCAGAACCCCCGTGCTCCAGCCATTCAAGCGGCGCTTACTGCACACGTTGCAGATCACGTTGGCTACATGATGCGTCAGAAGATTGAGCAACAACTCGGTATGCCGCTGCCACCCGAAGACGAGAAGTTGCCACCGAACGTGGAGATTGCTTTGTCTGGAATGATGGCGCAAGCCGCGCAGCAAGTGCTCATGCAAGATCAGGCCAAAGCCGCACAGATGCAGGCTCAACAACAAGCGCAAGACCCTGTGGTTCAGATGCAGTTGCAAGAGTTGCAGATCAAGCAAGGCGAGTTGGAGTTGAAGAAGCAGAAGTTGATGATAGATGCAAGCATCGCCGCCGACAAGCAAGAGTTGGAAGAGCAAAAAGTCAGTGGTCGTTTGGAACTTGACGCTCTTAAGGTGGGCGCACAAATCAACGAAAGCAAAACCAAATCTCAATTTGAGCAAGAACGTGCCGGTATTCAGATGGGCGCTGACATTGCCAAGAACAAAGCTCAAATGGAATTGCAAGCACGTACTACAGCGTTACAACGCAACCAACCCAAAACGGAACCTAAATCATGATTCAAGACTTCGCACGCGTTTTGCGCGAAAAAATACGCACCGACATGAACAACTACGCTGACGATTTGTCAGGTGGGGGTTGTCGCACATTTGAAGAGTATCAAAAACTTTGCGGGGTTATTCAGGGTCTGGCCCTCGCAGAGCGTTATCTCCTTGACCTTGCACAGAAAGTTGAACAATCCGATGAGTGATCTTGATCTTTCCCCCGGTGCTTTTGCACTGCCTGAACCCATCCAACCTTTGGATGCACCTGAACCTGAAATTAGTGATGAGCAGAAGGCCACGCAACTCCCAATCCCAACAGGTTGGAAGATTCTTTGCGCTGTGCCCGACATCTCTGAACGTATCGACGGTACAAGTCTGGACTTAGTCCGGCCTCTTGAAAGCATGCGCCAAGAAGAAACAGCGACCACTGTGTTGTTTGTTTTAAAAGTTGGCCCAGATGCGTACAACGACACCGCCAAGTTTCCTAACGGAGCATGGTGTAAAGAGGGCGACTTCGTGTTAGTACGTACTTACTCCGGCACAAGATTTAAGATCTTTGGCAAGGAGTTCCGTCTCATCAACGACGACCAAGTTGATGCTGTTGTGCAAGACCCTCGCGGCCTGACCCGCGCTTGAAAGGAAGAATATGGCTGAACCGTACAAGTTCCCCGACGAAATTGAAGACAAGAAGCCCAATGAGGTTGAGTTTGAAATTGAAGGGGCTGATGAAGTAGAGATTGAAATCGAAGACGACACGCCTGAGCGCGACAGAGGCCGCAAGCCCCTAGACCGTGAAGTGCTTGATCCAACCGATGAAGAAATCGAGTCCTATTCTGACAAAGTCAAGGGACGCATTAAAGAGTTGACCCACGCCCGTCACGACGAGCGCCGTGTCAAAGAAGCCACGATGCGTGAGAAGCAAGAGCTTGAGCGTCTTGCACAGCAGTTGATTGAGGAGAACAAACGCCTCAAACAAAATGTATACACAGGACAAGAAGCTATCATTGAGGGCGCTAAGTCAAAAGCCGATTCTGAATTGGTTATGGCAAGGCGTAAACTTAAGGAAGCCCAAGAGTCCTATGACACGGATGCCATCATTGAAGCCCAAGAAGCTGTGATGGACGCAAAGATTCGTGCAGAACAAGTAAAAAATTATCGTCCAACCCCTTTACAGGAAGATAATTTTGAGGTACAAACGCAACAAGCCCAACCTTCAAGGGCTGAACCGGACGAAAAAACTCTGCGCTGGCAGGCAAAAAACCAGTGGTTCGGACAGCAAGGGTTTGAAGAATACACCAGCTACGCACTAGGGCTGCATCAGAAACTAGTCACAAACGGAGTGGATCCCCGCTCTGCTGAATATTTCGACCAAATTGATGGTCGCATGAAGTCAACGTTTCCTGATTTATTCGGGCAGACAAATGACAAGCCAAGGTCTGGTGAGGTTCAAAAACGACCTACGACAGTGGTTGCCTCTGTATCTCGTTCTACGAGTGCAGGAAAAATTAAGCTAACTCAAACGCAAGTAGCGTTAGCGAAAAAATTTGGTTTAACCCCGCAGCAATATGCTGCTCAAGTAGCAAAGTTGGAGAACTGAAATGGCTGAAACAATTGACCGCTCAAATCGTGACAGTAAGTCACGCGATAAATCTGCTCGTACGGTATACGTACCGCCGAGCAACTTGCCCGATCCGACACCTGATCCAGATTACACGTTTCGCTGGGTAGCGACTCATGTGCTAGGTCAGCCATTAGCCAACAACGTGTCTTTACAGATGCGCGATGGTTATGAGCCGGTGAAAGCAGTGGATCATCCAGAATTGGCCTTGTTTGGTAACAACGCAAACGGCAATGTGGAAATTGGTGGGCTGATGCTTTGCAAAGCCCCCAAGGAACGCGTTGAAGCCCGCGCTGAGTATTACAACAAGCAAGCTCAAAACCAGATGGATTCAGTTGACAATCATTTCATGCGAAATAGCGACCCTCGGATGCCCTTGTTTGCTGACCGCAAGTCAACAACAAGTCGCGGATCAGGGTTTGGTTCTGGTTCTAAATAATTTATAGGAGTCTTTATGGCTTATCCTACAGTCTCGGCCCCTTACGGTCTAAAGCCTGTAAACCTAATAGGTGGACAGGTATTCGCGGGTTCAACCCGTTTGATGCAAATTGCTAGTGGCTACGCTACTAACATTTTCTATGGTGACTTGGTAAAACGTATCTCTGATGGAACTATCGAAAAAGACACGGGCACAACAACTGCCACGCCTACCGGTATTTTCTTAGGTGTTCAGTTTACCAACGGTTCAACTGGTCAAGTCCAGCAACAACAGTTTTATCCAGCAAGTCAGGCTATCAAGTCTGGCACGCAGATTTTTGCTGTGGTCGCTGATGATCCTGACACGTTGTTCCAAGTAGCTGTTGTGTCTAGCGGAACGACTATTTCTGGTGTTGGCATTACCGCCATCGGAAATAACGCCACGTTGGTACAGAACGCCGGTAGCACCACGTCAGGTAACTCTGCCGTAGCTATTTTGGACAGTACTGCAACAACCAACACTTTGCCTATTCGTATCATTGACGTAGTTCGGGACACCGCCACTGCTGCTGATAACTTCCCTGAAGTTATTGTCAAGATCAATGCGACTATGCATCAGTACAACAACGCACTCGGTGTATAAGGAGCTAAATCATGGCTATTTCACGCGCACAACTACTTAAAGAACTGCTCCCCGGCCTGAACGCTTTGTTCGGCTTGCAGTACGCTACTTACGGCGAAGAGCACAAAGAAATCTACGAAACAGAGAAATCTGAGCGTAGCTTTGAAGAAGAGACAAAACTGTCTGGCTTCTCTGCGGCTCCTGTCAAGAACGAGGGTTCTGCCATTGCTTATGACAATGCGCAAGAAGCGTTCACGGCTCGCTACAACCACGAAACCATCGCCTTGGGTTTCTCAATCACTGAAGAAGCGGTTGAAGATAACTTGTACGACAGCTTGTCTGCTCGCTACACCAAGGGTCTGGCTCGTGCTATGGCTTACACCAAGCAGGTTAAAGCTGCATCCGTCTTGAACAACGGCTTCACAGGTGGTGTTTATGCTGGTGGTGATGGTGTTGCTCTGTTCTCTACAGCGCACCCATTAGTCTCTGGTGGTACCAACAGTAACCGTCCTTCAACCAACTCTGACTTGAATGAAACATCGTTGGAAAACGCTGTGATTCAGATCGCTGCTTGGACTGATGAGCGTGGTCTGTTGATCGCTGCTAAACCTAGAAAACTCGTTGTGCCTCCAGCACTTCAGTTCGTTGCTACTCGTTTGCTCGAAACCAACCTGCGTGTTGGCACTGCCGACAACGACATCAACGCGTTGAAGAACAACGGTTCTATCCCTGAAGGTTACACAATTAACCACTACCTGACCGACACCAATGCTTGGTTCTTGTGCACAGACGTTCCTAACGGCCTGAAGCACTTTGAGCGTATGGCCTTGACTACTGGCATGGACGGTGACTTTGATACAGGTAACGTTCGTTACAAAGCCCGTGAGCGTTACAGCTTCGGCTTCTCTGATCCACTGGGCGTCTTTGGCTCCCCCGGTTCAACCTAATATTTCTTCGGAAATATTTTAAAAGGGGCCTTGTGCCCCTTTTTCTTTTGGTGTATATTGCTTTCAATCCGGGCTTTCCGGTGCGTCAAACTGTCCCGGCAGACAACATACTGATTGATGCACTTAACTTGTATGTAAGGATCCGTCATGGCACGTACTTCTTTTTCGGGCCCAGTCCGGGCTGGCTATCAAGGTGGCACCGCCGCCGCACAACAGCCACTCACCCCCACAACCATCAATACTGGTGAAGTTATTGAAGTTGACCAAGGCACCGGCGCTTATGGTTTTTATGCCCGTGTTGAACCCACTGTAGGGTTTGGTTCTAGCGCGTTTGCAACGCCCGGTGAGGCTTATGGCATGTTTGGCCGTACTCAGTCCGGCGCTCCCTTTGCAACAGTTCCCTCAACCAACTTTAACCACATGGCTGGCGTTGTCGGCAACTTTGCGGTAATTGGCACTTACGCTAACAACGGCTTGATGGCTGGTGTGATGGGTATTATCAACACCAACACCTTGTCTGGCGATGCTGCTGTGATGGCGTTCATGGCAGGTGATTCTGGCGTGACAACTGCTCGCGCAGCGTTTGGTGTTGCTATGGCTCAAACCACAGCCGGTTCCGGTTTTGAGTATGGTATTGACTTGAAAATGCAAGACCCCGTTCTTGATGGTGGTGGCCCTTCTAGTGTCATTCCTTATACCAAAGCCAACATCCGCATGGAAGATGATGTTGTGGTGATGGTTAACACAGGTGTTCCTACTGATGGCACAACGGGTGACAACTTTGCTGGCCCCGGCTCCATGTACATTGACAGCACCAATGCAAACCTTTACATCCAGACGGGCGTAATTACTAGCCCAGTTTGGAAGTTAGTCACTCGCGCTTCCTGATGTTGACTCATAAAGACCCAGAGGTTCAAGCCATGCTTGGGCTTCTGGAAAGCCAAAGGGATCACGCTATGGGACTTGTAGCGGCAATGGCAAAAGAAAATGCGGAGTTAAAAGCCCGCATGTTAGACGCACCAAAACCGGAGCAACAACATGACGATGCAGTATGACGTAAAGTCGTATCACAACACAGTATCAGGCGTGGCTGTTCCTTATCGCACGCGTTTGAAAGGGATGGTAATCTCCCCTTCGGCTACTTCTACGTTGAACGTTGCATTTGCCAACAATGTTCCAGAGTTGGCTACGTACACCATTCCCGGAACTACTGTTTGTACAGTAACGTACGCTAATCACGGGTTGGCTGTGGGTGACAGGGTGGTGCTTAATTTCACTACAGGTTCAGCAGTTCCAGACGTTTATACCGTTGTAACTGCGGCAACTAACACGTTTACTGTGACTACAGCCGTGTTAACCACCAGCGGTAATGTGACAATGTACCAAGACGTATTAGCTGAAATTGATTGCGCTACGGGAACAGCGTTTTATACCCTTATCCCCGGCGAAGGCGTATTAGCCTCTGTAGGAATTTATACGTTCCTCCCGTCTGCCACGGTAACAACGACCATATTTTACGGATAGGACGGCATCATGGCAATGCAATATGACGTTAAGTCCTCCCACGTAACAACGTCTAAAACAGTGACGGATTATGCCGTTCGGCTTAAATCTATTACGGTGTCCCCAGCTTCAGCGTCTGTACGTAATATGGCAGTGGCTGATCCCACAATTTTTAAGACAGGCACATACGCTAGGCTTGCGGCAAGCACCACAGTTACCGTCACTATTACGGCTCACGGCTTGACTACAGGCGATAGAGTCTTTATGGACTTTACTACTGGTACGGCAGCGGACGGGGTCTATGCGGTGACTGTAACAAACGCAAACGTCTTTACGGTAACAACTGCAGCGAGCACTGCAACTAGCGGAGCCATAACGTTTTATAGTAGTATCTTGTTAGAGCTTGACACGTTCAACATTGTTGGTTTGCCGGTGTTAATTCCCGGTGAAGGCATCTATTGCAAAAACGGTATGTTTGTAGGTGTTGGCGGTTCTGTAACAGCAACGGTGTTTTATGGCTAAAAAGAAAGGCCCTGTCTTATCCATTGGAAGAGGTGAGAAATTGCCAATATCCAAGGGGGCGGGCTTGACTGCCAAAGGTCGTGCTAAGTACAACGCTGCTACGGGTAGTAACTTGAAGGCCCCACAGCCACAAGGCGGTAAGCGCAAGGACTCGTTCTGCGCACGCATGTCAGGTATGCCCGGCCCCATGAAAGACGAGAAGGGTAAGCCCACCCGTAAGGCGGCTGCTCTTGCAAGATGGAAATGCTGATATGAAACAAGAGAACGTTGAAACCGTAAAGCATATAGCAGATGGCGTTGCCGTTGTTACGGCTGTTGGTACGATGATGCAACTACTTCCTTCGGTTGCCGCACTGTTTACGATTGTGTGGACAGGTATGCGGATCACTGAAATGATTGCGGGTAAACCTTTTGCTGAGTTAATTCGCAGGAAAAAAGATGCCGAGTAGTTCTAAAAAACAACACAACTTCATGGCGGCAATAGCGCACAACCCTGCGTTTGCCAAGAAGGTTGGAATACCGCAAAGCGTCGGAAAAGATTTTGACGAAGCGGATAAGGGTAAGAAGTTTGGTTCTGGCGGGCGTACCCGTCCAGATGTTCAGAAGGTGAATAAGTCTAAAACCGATCACGGAAAAATGACTTTTTTTAAAGAAGGTGGTGATACTATGGCTTCAAAAATGAATCCCGGATTTATGGCAATGATGGCTAAGAAAAAAGCCGGAGCTAAATCAGAAATGCCGATGAAAAAGATGGCTGGTGGCGGTATGCCCATGAAAGACGGTAAACCCGCCTTCATTGGTGACGGCAAAGGCATGAAACACGGCGGTATGGCCAATGGCGGCTCTGCTTCCAAACGCGCTGATGGCGTTGCTACAAAAGGCAAAACCAAAGGCACGATGGTTGGCATGAAAATGGGCGGCAAAGCCTGCTAAGACGTCATCATGGCAACCGTAAAACCCACAGGTAACGTAGTTAAGTCTTTAAAGAAGGCTGGGTTTTACGGTGCAAGTGAACCCAAACGGCTGGCTATTATTAACAAAGT